GGCTCTTGCTTTTACCCAACAGCTTTTCAACGGGAACAGCTGCAATTTGTGTTTCGGTACTACCTGTTACTGCTTCCAACGCCGGGAGCAGCAAACGCGGGTCGGTGAACCCTGCCGCCATATCCAATCCCTCCGCTCGAACAACAGTACTGAACCAACCATCGTCTTTCTCCAAATCGATCTTGACAACCCGGAAGCTCCCAGCAAGAACAGTGTCTTCCTGTTCAGGCTGATCGGGATGACGCTTGAAGGCATGCTTAACCTTCTTCCAATCAGACTCTGGGATAAAGTACCAGTTATCTTTACCGATCCATTTGAACAACCGCTGGTAGTCGTAGTGACTTTTGTTCTCTTCGTTAATACGGCTAAAGTCGACCTGCCTGGCTTCCCATTCGATCGAACCAAAACCATTGTCCTGATGAGTCTCCGGTACATAACGATTACGAGATTCGTTAGCGGTACGGAGGACCTGTTCTACCAAAGATGTTGCGTCTGCTTGTGGTCGATGGTTCATGAACGCATTGCCACCAAAACCCGTCAACCCTTGGAGCGCCCGCTCCGCCTCGATAATCATACTGTTGTCAGTACGAGTCGGTGGGTTAACGTCAAACACCAACCCTGCATAAGGGTTGCTCAATCCGAACGTCGTACACGCTTGGGTAAACGTGTCCTTAAATCGTTCCAGATCACTTACCATCTTCTTGATTTCAGGTGTCAAATAATACGTCTTTTCACGACCCGCTGTAGACTTTGTCAACCAGGAGATAAACTCCATGGTCAGTACCATACTCGAGGCCATTTGAGTGGCCTTACGGTACTCCGCTTCACTCAGGTTACCCGACTGTGACATCTTGGCCATATCAATCAAGATCTGACCAAATACCGGGACACCTGCTTTAGCGATGAACACCATGAACTCTGGGTGAGCGTTAATGGTGTCTACAAATGCATTTCGAATGTTACACAACGCACCGGTTGCTTTACTGTAGCGGAAATGTTCAAGCACTGAGCGGTATTCAGCGTACATACCACCACGACGCTGTACCATGCTCTGGAAGAATGCGGCTGCGGCCTCGGAATACTTTTGAATGTACTCCTGATTAAGCAATTCCTCGGTGTTGGTTTCCCCCCGGAGTGCACGTAGACCATCGTCTTCATAACGAGAGCTACCTACTGCATCCCAACGGATACCGGAGCCGCTACCCAAGTTACCACTACCTCCGCCGTCTACCAAACCACGCAGATGAGACAGAGGGTCGATCTTGTTATACGGGTTTTGCTGCTGCCCCATCCCACCTGCGCTTGGGGCTGTGGACGTTTCAATGGTCCGTCCTGGTTGTTGATTAGAAGGTCTGTAGAAACTCATGGCCATGGCTCTCTATAACGTAATCTGTGATCTGTGCGACCGTAAAGATCCTTAAACTGCGGATCAAGTCCTGTTGTTTTACCGTCGATCAGATACAGACAGGGGTTCAAATAACCCCGGCTATCAGGGTTAGGTTTATTTACCCTGAAGTAGCTGTGTACGAAAGGTTGAGAAGCATCGGTGAACGTCGCACTGTCGTTGACGTCGAAGTCACCCTTCTTCTGTTTCCCCATACCGGTATAGACTTTGTGCTGTGGCATGCACCCTAGGACGTAATCAATGAACGGGTTATCCGTAGGAGTGGCTTCCTGGATAAGGTTAGCGTTTCGGGCATTATCAATCTCCTTCACATGAAAATGGTCACTCAAGAACTTCGCAACCTTTTTCTGGTTGATCTCTGAGTTGTTCTTGATGTCGTACTTAAAGTTGTTCGCCGCAGTCAGCAGGCTGTCCAGGATAAACTCCAGGCTAGCCAGTTCCTTATGGAACGCAGACGCGCGGTTGGTGGTCTGAACGATTTCACTCCGGTTAGCGATGATGTAGTTGAACAAATCAAACATGTTGCTTACTACGATCGACTGTCCAGCAAACCGCTTAATGGAATCTTCGTCCAAATACTCGTTAATGGTTTCAAAGTGCTGATCAATAAGACGGAGGATATACTCATCCGTGTCACCTGCTTTCACAGAGCAACGACCAATAATCAACTTCCAATAACTGGGATCATCAATCCGATCTATGTCGAAATAAGACGAACAGCAATCCACCACGAACATTAACGCACACATGTACTGCAACGCCATGGCGCTGAGGGACTTACGGCCCGCATTCAGGTTCCTGACTGCAATAGCCGTATCCAAGCTCACGAAATCACCTAGGGACTTCTTGTTGGTCCCTGAGTTGCTACGCGAGAAGATTTCCCAACGGTCTTCTGGTTTGCACTCTGTAACCAGTGCATCCAGTGGACCTAACCGATAATCACACTCACCGTACTCCTTCATCGCCTCGGAGAAGCCCATCTTGGCAAACATGTACCACGCCAAGAGCGGAGTCGGAGTTTTGGTATCTTTGATCTTCCGTGCTTCAGTAGGACTGTAGAAACGGTTAGCAGCCAGGTTGGTATCGTAGCTGCGTGTCGTCAATACACCAGTCTCACTGAAGACCTGTGTGATGTTAAACGGTTCAACACCAATCTTGAACTTATACCCCAGAACTTTAACAAAGATCGAGTTCTCCTTAGTAACAGGAAGCCCTCGTTCTGCCAAGACAAACTGAGTACTGTAAAACGCATCCCTTAAGAACACGTCACCATACACATTGGTATACGGCAACATGGTAAACGCTTTGAAAGGAATGATCTGTCCACCTTTATCCTTGTAATCGATGTTGATCGACACCGGGTAAAGGGATTCCTTGTGAGCATCAAAGATCTTCCGACTGCTCCCAATCAGATAATCAATGAACTCTTTCGGGTCTGCTGGTTCACACTTTCTGAAGAAAACCCCACGGCTTTCAACGTTCTTGAGGATACTTCTTAACGCTCTATCGAACCAGACATGACCATTCTCGAACTCTTTCTCATGAAACCCCTCCGTTAAGACTGAGTTAAAGTCTGGCATCCTAGCGTCCATCATGTCGAGCAGCTTACGGTTCATCCTCTATTCCCTAGGAAGTGTACAGTTTGTAAACCGTCACAGCGCACGTGGTCACCGCGGCTACTGCCTTGGCGATCTCTCCCCAATTATTCGCGCTGCTACGTTTCTTTTCGATGTCCTGATTTGCTTTTATTACCGAATCTTTTATCTGGTTTTGAGCTGATGCGGCAGTGGCACTCATATCACGGAGATACAATGCCATGGCTTGCTGTGCTTTAAGTCTCTCAGTTTCGTTACGATGACTGTTGGTTGCTTGGCGCAATTCTTCCGCCAACGCAGCAGCCTCTGCTTGAGATTTTCTCAAGGATTCTTCGAGTGTTGTTTTATCTTTTAGCAAACCGCCCATAGCTTTAGAATTGTCAACCAGTTTCTTTTCAGCAATTAAAGCGCGCTCAGTATTACCACCCATTGCACACTCTTCCATGGATTCGAACAACCCGTTCTTAGCCAAACCGTCTCTTGTCAGCTCATCGCACGTGAGGTAAAGTTCCTGGGGCTCAATGCTGCCATAATGCAGACCGACGTACAAACCAGCCGGGCGGCTGATGTCCTGTACGACTGGAACCCGAACGGCTTTACCCATTACGTTTGTGTAGATGGGGTTCAGCTTGCTGAGTGGATCGTTCAAATAAATGAAGTAGTGCAACCCTCCCTTGGGTTTTTCGAGAGCATGCTCATGCGCGAGATCGAACAACTCTTGCAGCACAAACCCGTGACTACTCAACGGGGCAATATTGGCTGCCTCCATGGAGTTGTATAACGAGATGCCCAAGATGTTACTGTGGATCACCTCGTTCTCATCAGCCATCTCTCCCGAAAGACGCATGACCACGTAGAAGTCAGATGTAAAGATATCGTTCAGCAAACGGTTGTTATTCCTGTGCCGTTCAATAGTCTCACCGAGCTGTTTCAGAAACGCTTTATCAAAAGCTGTCTGAGCCAAGCGATCATCTAACCAGAAATCATCGACTTTAACGCCGCTGATTTTTACGTGGACTTCCCGGCTCACGTAGTTACGCGAGACCATCCGTTCTTGTCGACGGATAATGTAATTCAACCCACCTTGGGTCTTGACTATAAGTTCGTCGTTACTGTAATTCGAAATATGATATTCTAGTTTAAAACTAGAAATACTTTTGTCCATCGAACTAAGTCCTCTAGTTTCTGTTATAACCCTGTGCACAGAGTTATCTGAAGTACTCTTACGTTTAGATAATGTAGGTTTGAAAGAAAATAGCAAATTTTTAAATTGCATAAATAACCCTCCCTGGCCCATTGCAGGCCAGGGAGGGTTACCACTTTCAGACAGGATCCTTTTTACGACCTATTCTCGGGATACAGGAGTCTCCCGTAGTTCGTAGGAGGGATCACGGTGCGTTTGGGTCAGTCACCGGTTGCAGCACGATCTCGTCGGCGTTGGTCAGCTTGACAGCTTTGACCGCCAGGTCGTTGATCAGACCGTCGTCAGTCAGGAACAGGTGCGCATCTTCGATGAAGAGGCGACCGATGACCACGTTCAGGCCCCAGTGCTTGTAGGTCGGCAGGGTCATGACAACGCCGAAGTCTTTGTTGCCACGAGTCACGTTGCCTTGCACAACGATGTTCTCTTTGGTCACGACGACGCCGATACCAGCCAGCGGGTCGATGACTTCCGACGACGAATCGTTCTTCGGTACGATGGTGACGTAACCGATTTCCGAATCGAAGTTGGTTTCGATGACTTCGGACTTGTCGACCGGACCGATGGTGCGAGCATCACCGGAACGGAAGATGAAGCGGCTGATGTTCTGGTGAGCAACGATCGACCACTTGCCTTGCAGGTCGCCAGTGGTGTACTCGGCGACAGCGGCCAGACCCGAACGGGTGTACAGGGCGGCGATGATGTCGGCGATTTCGTTGGTGATCGCAGCGGACACTGCGTTCCAGACGTCGTACGAACCGTTGGCGGAAACCACGTCGCTCAGCTTCAGCTTGCGGTCCACGCAGGTCGGGGTCAGGAAGTGCTGACCGGCGAGAACTTCGGAGCCTTGGCTGTTGGCAACAACCGCGGTGCCGTCGATCTGCTTGATGTACTCGGTGTGACGGCGAGCTTCAACGAACGCAGTCTTGGAGCACTGGTTGTTGATGATGATCGACATCTGCTTCAGGGCGAAGTCCAGGGATTCCTGGTACACGTCCTTGTCGCTGACCGGGTACTGAACCGAGATCGGCGAACGGCGCTGAACCGACAGGTGCTTGTAGGCGTCGAACACTTCAACGCGGTAGCCGAAGTTACCACGGTTGGTGTTGTTCACGTTCTGACCGGTGCGCGCCGAAACGACGGTGCCCGATTTCAGTTCGTTGAACAGCGTCTTCTGAGCGCTGGAAGCATTGCCGTACTTGACGACGGTCTTGGTGGTGGTCTCGTACAGCTCGGAGACGGTCACCATGCCTGCGAGCAGGCTGATGTCGCCACGCTGACGCTGGTAGGTACCGGTCAGTTGCAGCTGCAGACGAGGCTCGTAGCCGGCGGCCAGGAAGTCAGCGAAGATGGTCTCGCCGATCGGGTTGCCGTCTTTGTCCTGGACCGAGAAGCCAGGATACTGCTGGATCTTCAGGTTCAGGGTACGCTCGTCGGAGCTCTGGATCTGGCCACCAACGCCGAAGGTGTTGTTCGACATCGAAGCGGTGTTGATGAAGACCACGGTCTCGGTGGTGCCGACCATCAGCTTCACACCGATGCGCTTGACGGAGATCGAGTTCGATTCCAGCTCGTCGGTGTTGGTCCATGGCTGCTGGCCAGGGGTCTGGGTCAGGGCCAGGAAGTTCGGGATGTTGACCGGAACAGCCAGGTCGTTGGTCAGGTGCTCCTGACGACCGTAGGCGTCGCCCGGCATGTACTTGATCGGGGTCGGTGCCGAGACGGCGGCCGGCGCGAAGAACTTGCGGGTTTCAGCTTGGTCGTCAGCCGGCCACACTGGGTAGACCGCCAGTACTTCGTCTTTGAACATGTCGCCGGAGCGCAGCAGACCGAAGACCGGACGCAGGTCGGAAGCGGACTGGAAGGCACTGGCGCCGTAGGTGTAGGTGCCCAGGCCAGCAGCACGGACGGTCATTTCAACGCCTTCTTCACGGTAGCCGATCGAGATCGGAGCGTAAAGGGCATCGGCGCCTTTGGTCTGGAGGTGCGACTGGGCGTTCAGCACCAGGTTGGCAGCACGGATCGACTGTTCGTCGCCCTTGAAGTTCTGCAGCGAGAAGCCTTCTTGACCAGCGACAGCGGCGAAGTTCTGGCCGGAGCTGTTGAAGCCGTCGATGACTTGTTGCGCGCGATCTTTGATGTCAGCACCCCAGGCGCTCTTGATCGCGTCGAAGCTGTTCTGGCGGAAGCCGCTGAACAGTTGCTTGACCTTCAGGGATTCGGCGCCAGTCACCGAGTCCAGGGCGCTTTGGAATTCGGAGTAGCTTTCGTTACCGGTAACGGAGCCCAGGGTGCCGTTGCCGAGCGCTTGCTTGGTCGCCCAGAAGTAGTTCGGCTTCTTGTCGACGCTCGCCGTAACCGATTTGAGTTTCAGATTTTCGCTCATGATCCATTCCTGTCGAGAAAGTTGTTTATGCAAGTTAATGCGGTATTAAACTGCACATAAAATACTATACCGCTTTGTTAAGGATTCTGTTGACTAACAAAAGCGTAGACGTTAGCCATCGAGAATACTCCCACAGCGGGACGTATTACCTTACCGTTATGAACTTTCAGATAACCTACTTGCTCATAGAGTGTTTGCTGCAAAGCCAAGGAGAGGGTGCGGGCTTTCAGTTGCTCCCATCCCGAGGTCGAAACGTCGCTGCTTGGTTCAATAACCAGCAGGATAGTTTGGCCTACCGAAATCGATTTGAAATGGGTCGAACGGATCAAATGCTCCCGTAACGAATTACTGTCGATCTCATTGAATGCTTGCTCAACCATTCCTCCGTTGTAGCCTTCACCAAACAACGACGTTAGGTCGGGCATTTCGACACCCAGCAGTTTAGCAACTTCTTGCTGGACGGCGATGTAAGCGGCAACCTGATGGAAAGTCAGTTTGTCATGGTATGAATGAATTTTGTACAAATCCATCAATGGGATTTTAGCAAGCTGAACGGCCTCCAAAAGGTCGCCGGTCAGAAAGATAACGTGGAACGGATCTCCGTTCGGATATTTGAAGATCATTGGTTTAGTTGCTCCCAGGAGTTAGGAATGAACGATTTGCTGGTGTTGGTCAAAATACTGACCTCGGTTTATCAGGCAAAGAAACTGAAAGATAAAACCCTGACTACCGAATTGACTGAAATTCTGGAAGAATTACCAGCTCCCCCTCCCGATATTTTGACGCAAGACAAAGCGCTTCGGGAGAGTATACGCGCAGCAATCTTCTGGACCCTCGATCAAGAGGATGGAGATCCGCTTATAAAATCCCTGTTGATGCAGCGTATCGCTGTATTCAGTAAGGGAGACGATGCCATCAAGAAGGTGGTAGCGGATGGAATGGAAGATTTTGAATCGGAAGAGATGGTTCGTCGTTTGATCTTCCGCCAGATCAAAGACATTCGCAAGAACGCTCAAGAAGAAGCTTTCCAGAAACGGTTCCGTCAGAAGATTCGTGATTTTGCTTACAAAGATCTCCACGAAATGAAACGTGAGGACTGGGGTGCGTTGTTAGACCTCATCCAGGAACGGGTTAATGATTCGTTTAACGAACGTCAGTCTGAAGTTGTAGTCAGTGTTAACACCAATGACCCTAAGAGTATGTTGGCAGTCATTGAGTTGGCTAAACGGGAGAAGAGTCCCGAAGGTATTCTGATCAGTCCTCTGCATGGACTGAACGTAGCCATGTATCCTGATGGTGGGTTTAACCGTAACAAGACGTACATGATCGAAGCACTTACCAACCGCGGTAAGTCATTGACCATGGGTCACTTGTTATGGGGTGTTGCCAAGTACAACAAACCGTTCCTGCGGGATCCGTCGAAAATCCCGACGATCTGCTTCGACTCATCGGAAGACACGATGGGCTTGGTACTGGAGCGGATGTACAAGCTGAGCTGTGCAGCGTCGTTGGATACTGACGCTAACTTCTTGAATGATGACTCCGGAACTATTGCTGACGAAATCGCTAAGTCGTTCAAAGAGAACGGTTGGTTCTTGGTTATCAACCAGATCGAATCGAACAAGGAGGATATGAACCGTCTGTTCGACCGTGTTCGTACCTTGGAACTCAAAGGGCACGAGATCATCCTCTACGGTTATGACTACCTGGCTCTAATGAACTACGACAAGATCCCAGGCGACAGCAAGTCTGACAAACTGCAGCTGCTGTACCGCCGTGTACGTTCGT